CAAACAAAAAGCCAAGACAAAACTGGGTGATGTGAACTGGCTCACCCAATTGCGGCAAGTATGCAACGAATTGGGGTTGCAATCTATTGCATAAATGCAGTATGTTTACTGCATGATTTCATACCTAGACCAACTAATGAAAGCAGCAAAAGATAGAGATATATCTATCCTTGCTGCTTTCCGAAAAGCAAATGTACCTACCAGCACGTTCTATAGAACACGTGCTGGAAAAGATTTACGATTATCAACAGCAAGGAAAGTGATGGATGCAATTACATCCAGTGAGAACCGTAAATGATATATGGAGTGATGCTGTCAAAGATTTAGTATCAATACGTAAAGCACAAAAGCTATCACAAGCAGAGCTTGCTTTTCGTATAGGTTGTGAACCATCCTTCATACATAAACTTGAAAGACAAAAACGATTCCCATCACATCACTTATTGGTATCATGGATACATGCCCTCGAAGCGAAAATCGAAATCAAAACCAAATAGAACAGGTTTTGCGGCTCAGTGTCATCACTGCAAAACTGTTACTTATTACTTTATCGTCACAGGCGCTGATAATGTTTGGTGTCTGGATTGTGTGGAGCTTCATGGATGGGAACATCTCAGCGCAATAAAGGCAGCTACCATGAAAGATGGTGGGTCGACTGGTTCAAAAAGAACGGTGCCAAAGCGAATCGCCAACCTCTCTCAGGACAGTTGGGTGGAGACTTTCAAGGTGACATCAAGATCGAAACTGAAACAGGATTTCTAATTGCTGAATCAAAGTATCAAGCAACAGGAAGAGGATTCGGATTACTCACAACAACACACAAAAATCAGCCATCTGATTTGTATCTATTAAAACAGAAGACTGGCCCAAACTTTATATGTATTGAAGTGAATAATCCTTTAGCCGAAAAAATAGTCGGCTGGATCACTGGGAGATGAATCCAGCCGACAGTTTTTCGTCTTACAACTAAGTCATAGGAGGCATTTATGACCGAATCATACGAACTATACAGAAAAGATTCCCCAAGCACAAGTGTTGAAGCTGCCGAAAGTATTGAACCTAATAAATTAGAGGCGCTTGTCCTTGAAGGCATCAAGTCATTTTACAATGGATGTATATCTGATGAGGTAATCAGATACATGAAAGATTATCATGGCATTGACCGTTACTCTACAGTCACAGCCAGATACGCCGCTCTCTATCGCAAAGGACTAATCGATTACACAGGTGACAAACGCAAAGGTAGCAGCGGCAGAAACCAACGTGTAATGATTGCTACTGAGAGACAAGGTAAACTTCTTTGATCACGCCAGAAGCAAGGCAGCTTTGTTACATATACAGACAGTTAGTTGATGACAAATGGCGAGGCCGCAAAATCCAATCCTCATTCAGATGGGACATGCGGCAAGAGACATTGGCACAGCAGCTACTCGACCTCGGCTACACGCTCGAATCATTCAAGCAAGATGCCGATCAACTACTCAACTATCGACTGTCACAAAACAAAGACCCAATCTTTTCCTTGAAGTATTTTGTAACTAGAAAGGAAAAGATGGGTCAACCCATAGATGTGCAAGGCATAGTCAATAAAACCATTGCATCATTAAGGATGAGATAATTATGGCCAAGAAACATGTATTAGGCTGGCATATATTTATACCGCTAGAAAAAAATATAAAACATATGCCAATCCTTACGGATCAAATTAATCACCTGACACACAACGCAACAATAAATAAAAACTTCTATA